GTGACTTTGAAACCAGTCGATTTCAGGGTTTGACAAATAGACGTACTCTGTGATGATGGTGGCTGTAAGCGACGGGTTAGTCACTGATACGGAAGTCAAATTGGAAAAGTTGTTGAACGTGACCCAGACCTCCACGTCCTGTCTCCCTAGGGCGGTGATGGGTAAGGAGAGTTCAGGGTTCCCGTAGAAATAGTACGGAAGATTCACGTAATATGTGCGCCCCGGGGGGCCAACACTCGTCTGCGTGTCGTACTTACCGATCAGCAGCTGGAGACCCGGCTGATTCTCGTAGGGCACATTGAGCTCGTTCCACACCTCTATGTACTCACCCGTGATCGTCTGACCACCCACCTTGAGATCTGCACGCGCGATGGCTATAGTTCCCACGGAATCATAGTAATTATATGTCTGAAATCCAGCTATGAGCGTATTAGAGGCTATAGGAACGACGGTCAGGTACGTCCCAGATTCTACGGTTGCGCCAGGTGCAAACGTGTTGAGAGTTATACCATATGAAGTACCCGCTGCATTATCAGTAATACGAAAAGGCATAGACACGGTATAAGGTGGCGAAAGGCCGAGACTAAAGTTGAAGACCTGATTGAAAGTCGAGGTTGAATTTGTGATGCGAATGTTGGTCACGGGGCTGGACGTGTAAAACACACCCGTCATCATATATGAAGCCACACTGTTGAACACGAGATTTCCGGATGCGTTTACCGACAATAAATCCGAGTTGGTATTCGAGCTGAAATTTGTATTTAAATTAAGAGGACTCGTCAGGGTACTTGATGTAGATTGTAAAAGGATACCGTTGTAAGGGAGTACGACATCCGGAGTCGTGTCTGAAAGAACGCCCACTTGATTTATAGTGAAAAATGAATTGGCTGAAATGTTAGAGAACGATTGCGTCGTCGAAACGTTGAGGTAATATGCAAGGTGTGTATTGGCCACGAGAGGTATAGAAAAAGCGTATGTCGGGTTGCGTCCCTGAAGGGACATGTCGTAGACGTAAAGAATGTTTGCCCGTTCGCCGATAACGACGTTCGACACATAAGACTCTGTGGTGGTGTTTGAAAGAGTCAAGACTCCGGAAATCAGGTACTCTCCATTGACCGTGAAACGCATCATAGAATTTGAATCAAGAGTGACTGTCGTTCCGGACGTGGCTGATATGTTTCCATAGAGGGGCACGGGTGCGAGAGATGTTCTAGAAAGAGTAATATTATTTGAAAATTCATACGTGTCATTAGCCGGAGTTGCAGTTATATATGTCCCCTGAAGTGCGTTACATGGAAGATTCGTCTGGACGTAGAAATAATAGTATTTATTTCCAGTTGAAATTATAGGAATAATTGCAGGCGACGTCGGGTCTGGGGAGACGGTGTATGTGTACGTGTACTGGAACGTAGGTGAAGCGGGGAGAGTAGACGAACTAGTACTTCCATAACTTATAGAAACGACAGCTCCTGCGTCGATGTTAAACCCTAAACGGACGGTGTAATACCCAGCGCTCAAGAATTCGACAAGGCCTTCGGGAGAAACGAACAATGTTGTAGTCGAAAGATCGTTTATACTCCAGTACGGTGAGTTTGTTGCAGGGGCCAACGCGCTCAAATCTAAAAATTGACTCCTGTCTGAAAGTGGTAAAGGTTGCGCAAGACTTGCGTAAAATCCCGTCTGACTGTTCACGGGCACACCTGATGTCTGAATCCAACCCGCCTGCTCAAGCGTGAAATCAGGGGTTATGGTTGACACGTATACGTTTGGTGCTAAATTTGCACCGGTGGCATTATTCGCAGTCAAGTTTGAAAGACGCGAAACGGTCGCAGTATATACGAGATTTCCATACACGTCTGTATAAGAATAATTGATTGGATCAAAACCCCAGAATACAGGTGAGCCTGCATTCGTTGCAGAGAACCCAGGTTGAATAATGACATTTGAAATATTATTGAACACAAATTGGTTAGTATTTGCGTTATAATTCAGAGTTGGAACAAACGTGTTAGCCCATGTCGTACTGTACGTGTTCGTCGAGTAGTAAAAGTATCCCAACTTTGAAGTGATTCTCTGAATAGCGCCGTTTGAAAACCCGTACCAAAGGGCTGGAAAGTTGGACGAACTTGCAGGAGTGTTCCACGTCCAGTCATTTCCAGGATTGTACAGGGCGGGTAAAGTCATTTTTAGAGTAAGACCTCGTATAAGATCTCCTTTTGGAGGAATATGACATATACTCGTTCCTCCGAAAGTTATGTACTGGTCGTTGAACGGAATATCGTAGGCTTCGAGGACAAAGGGCGTGTGCCGTTTGTACACGCCTGAAAAGTACGTCACCTGTGGCTCCCCAGAAAGGTACGCATCTTGTTGTCCAAGTGCCACAAGTTGTATGTATCCTGCGGACATCCTAGTAAAGGGTAACATTTGTTTCCCATAGGTGCGTCGCGGGTCAACTCCTATTTTGTTTCGAAATTGTAGGAAGGAGATGTCTCTACAGCTCCGAAAGTTTGATCCATCCAGCATGGCCGACGACAAGGTCTGCGTCTTCATCGGAAAAAGAGGGACGGGAAAATCGACTCTCGTCACGGACATTTTATGGCACAAGAAGCACCTGCCTGCCGGTATCGCCATGTCAGGAACTGAAGAAGGTAACGGGTACTATAAGCAGTTCATCCCAGACCTCTTCGTTTTCGGAGACTATAACAAAGATGCACTCGAGAAACTCATAGAGCGTCAGAAGAAGCTCTTGGCTGTCGGGCGTTGCTCCCCTGTTTTCGTGCTCATGGACGACTGTATGTACGACAAGGGATTTATGCGGGACGTGGCTATCCGTCAGCTCTTTATGAATGGTCGGCACTGGAAGATATTCTTTATGATGACGACCCAGTACTGCATGGACATGACGCCCATGATTCGAACCAACGTCGACTATGTGTTTGCACTCAGAGACAACGTCCGTCAGAACCGTGAGAATCTCTACAAGGCATTTTTCGGAGTTTTTCCAAATTTCGATCAGTTTTGCCAGGTGATGGACGCATGTACCGAGAATTACGAGTGTTTGGTTCTCGACAACACGTCCAAGTCGAATCGCATCACGGATTGCGTCTTTTGGTACAAGGCACCCATCAGGCGGAACTTCCGTGTCGGCTCGCAAGCCTTTTGGCAGTACCATCAGGCTCACTACAATCCACGAGCCGTGGCGCGAACAGCAGCAGAACCCCAGGTTAAGCGCAAGGGTGGGTCTGTGAATGTGATCAAGAAGCGGTGAGAGACCAAGTGCGCAGCACTTGTGATGAAAATGTCTCGGGTGCGTAGCACTTGGGTTCTTAATTTCCCTCTAAAATTCAGATGTTGACATACGACCCTGATGCGAGTACCCTGATTAGCGATATTCCAGTGGAGCAGGAAGTTCCACTCAATGAGGAGATTGCGCGCGAGGCTCTCAAGCGGGACCCCCAAACTTCGTCCAAGTCCGTACCCACGGGTTTGCTGAAGAATTATCAGCCGGAAAAAAACGTTGATGAATCTCAAATGGCGGATTTCTCTACTCCGATTGAGGAGGTGATGCAGAATGAAATTATGGGTTCGCAGATGGCGCCGTCCGCTGCGGTTCAGAGACGGCACGAGGAACCCCAGGAGCGCAAGAAGGCGGCCGCAACCGGAAACCCGTTTGGCCTGACCGATGATCAGTTCCAGGCCGCTCTGGCAGGCGCAGCCTCAGTCGTCGCCTTTTCAGGCCCTGTTCAGTCGCGGTTGCGCACGATGGTTCCCAAGTTTGTGGGTGAGTCAGGAGAGGTCTCGCTCACAGGCTTGGCTGTGACGGCGCTTGTGGCCGCCATCGTGTTTTACATCATCAAGAAGTACGTGATCGAGCGGGCCTAGAGACCAAGGGGAGCTCCGAAGGAGCGCGGTCTTGTGATCCCACAGAGTCAAGAGGGAGCTCATACTGAGCTCTCGCCATCTTTCACCACGTCCCCACAGTATTTACGCACACCGTCCAATTTATACAGGCCCTTTGCGACGCATAGCTTCTTGAGAGCCTCGAAATTCTTCCAAAAATTCGTCGTGTGATCATATTCTGGAACTGACATGTGTGCTAGTTCGTGAATAAGCACATACATTGCCGAGTTTACATCGTCTCCATCAAGACAGATGTAAATTTCGTATCCTTTGTTCACGTTTGAACCTATGGGACCATTCGCCTTGTCCCACCCGCTCATTCCAGTGAGAATAGAGGGTTTAAGGACCCCTTTCCACATCGGATCCCCTGACTGACGCAGCATCTCCAGGGTTGACCAGTACCTCTGTTTGAGTTCCGTCAGCATGGCTGGTTCCTGGTGGAACCAAAACACTGAAAGTAAAAGCACAAACAAGACGACTGCAATGATCTGCCAGATCATGTCCTGTTATTAGGCCGAGACTTTTCTAAAGACAAACTTGCTGTACAGATCTGAAATAAGACCGTTAGGTTCGGGAATCATGGGTTCCCAAGTGACGAGTTCGAGACCGGCCTCCTTGAGATCCTGAATGAGGACCGAGGCGTCAAGCACGGGCTCTTCACGCCCACCTTCCGCGTAAAAGGGACCATCGACGAGACGTACAGAGAGTCGGCGGCCTCCATTTAACAATGCAAATTCGTTGCCTAGTTCATCCATGAAATGACCAAACTTGTCGACGAGCGCCTCGGCTCGCGCCTTTTCAGGGACTATACCAATCAGAAGCCCGCCAGGGTTCAGGGAACATGATATCGCCTTGAGGGACGTTCGGTACGTCACGGGGTCTTCGAAAATGTAATGAAGTGAAAAGTTGTAGCAGATGACGTCGAAAGGACCAGCGAAAGCCGCCTGAATTATGTTTCCAGTCCCTAGAAACAATACATTAAATCGCATTTCATCAGCACGCTTCTCCGCCTCATTCAAGGACTCGATGTCAGGATCAATTGCAAACAATTGGCACCTAGACGCCTTCCACTTGTGCCAGTCGCCACCCCGACCGCACCCACAGTCGAGAACCTTTGTTCTAGGCTGAACCCATTTCTGAATCAATTGACGTTTGCAATCGTTGTGCAGTTTTCTCATTTCGGCAGCCATTTCAGTTGCGTTTTAGAACTTAAAAAATAAGCGCTTGTTTCTTTTAAATGGGTACTCTCGAACAAGACTATCTGACTGTGCCAGGCCAGCTTTTTGCGTGCATCTCGTTTGTTGGCCCAGATCTGCCTCAGAAGAATGAGAAGCTGGGTATGAAGATCCGTGGATGCTTCGCAACTCGCGACGAGGCTTCGTCTCATGCCAAGCGCCTCCAGAAGGAGGATGCTCTGGTGGACATCTACGTGGTCGATATGTACAAGTGGCTTCTGATTCCCCCGGATCGTGATCAGATTAACGACGTGCACTACCAGAACGACAAGCTCGAGGAGATTATGACCAAGTACCGCCAGAACCAGAATGCGGCTGCAGCCATGTTCGAGAAGCGCAAGCGCGACATGATCGCTCAGCCCCAGCCCGGTCCGTATCCGTTCATCGACCCGTCCGACGAGAACTCCAAATTCTACACCAAGCCGGACGTCCCCCCGATTCCCCACCCTGCGGAGGTTGTCGAGGAGCTGCGCAAGGAGTTCCCAGACAAGACGTTTGCTGAGCTGGTGGCAATGGCTGATGAGCGCGTGGGTAAGATTATCGAGGAGCGCAAGCTCCCGGCTGTTCAGATCGATTCCATCACCGAGGGTGACGAGGGGTCTGCAGAGCAGACCACCCCGGCCGGTGATGACGACGTTCCAGATCAGCCCGCCGAGTAAAAAACTTTCATAAATAATAGATAACGCGATGGACTTTCTCACAACACTTCCCACGTGGCAACTTGCCCTCGTGGCAATTGCTGGTTCTATGACTATATTCACGAGTCTGTATCTTTTGAGACGTGGTTACGTTGCACCAATTGCGGCAGTTCTAGCCGTTTCATTCGTTCTTTATATAAGTATTTCTCGTACTATCGCGTCTCGCCCACCTCCACCAGTGGAATCTCCTTCGCAATTTGACGTCTTTCGTCAGATGGAGCCAGCCGATCAAACTCGTGTAAATCCCTGGATGGGGATATTACAGGAGGATGTGTATGTGAACCGCGCGGGTCCAGTTGGTGATTTTGTAGGAAACGACGACTACGTTAAAAACGCACCCTTGTATCCATTTTAACTTTTCATGGGGTTTACAATAATAGGTCGCATATTCATAATGAGAACTCCAATAACGATACCAATCAAAATAAGAGCAACCTGATTCTCTTTGAGCGATTCAAAGATGTTCTGTTGACGCGGTGGATCAAACGCGGGAACAAAACGTCTCGCTGGAGGCTGCTCATCAAAATCCTGCTGCGGAGTCCATGCGCGCCGTGGCTCAGGCTCGGGTGGCGGGACGTTTCTTGACGACGGCTCGGCGCTTTGCGACAGGAACGGCAGGTTCTCCATCACTATCACTTACGTCACTCTCACTTTTATCTGGTACAACAAATCCATCCAAATTTCCATCATCGTCAGCATCAGATTCGTCAGACTCCTCATCTTCCACATCCGAGTCTAGATCCTCTGAAACGTCATCCGGGTCTTCAGTATCGTAATCTTCGGGTGCGTAGTCGTCCTCGACCTGCTCGACGGGCTCGTAACGCGTCGGCGGCTTGGAGACGCGCCCAGAGCGGGTGCGCGTCTCTGGGGGTGGCTGGCTCACGAGTCCTCCGGACTCGGTCTCATTGCCCGTGGCTCCTGACTGGTCCTGGGTCGCGCGTGTCGGCATGTTCTGGGTATTCCATGAGTGATTCGTTTAAGTAACGTGGAAAGAAGTAAAGCCCCTGGGAAACTGCATTTTGGTTCAAAATGAGTTCGCCTTCGTATCCCAGCTGAAAAGCAATCTCCCCGAGCTTTTCCTGAATTTCAGTGTCGTCTGCGCGTCGAAGCCCAAGGCCCAGATCCTTGACGTTCTCCGTCGCCGCATACAAAGCCTCGGCGGCATCATCGACCCGTGTCGAAGCCAACTGTACAAACGTGTGGAGATTTTCCAGGAACCTTTGCCAGTTTGTCGGGTCTAGACCCGAATACGGATGGACCATCTTTTCGTACTTTTTGAACCGGGACTGAGGCCCCATTGGGAAAAATATCCATAAGAAAACTAGAAGCAGGACTACCCACAATAGCAACATCTTCAAGCTTCTCTACTATAGAAGGCGGAAGAATATGTTCAGTCCCTTTGAACTCGGTACAGTCTTCGTCAAAACATCTCTGAGAAATCCGCCTAGATCCAATATGAAACCAAATATGGTTCGACTTGTGTTCCTTCTTAATTTTTTCACAAAATTTAGAGTCGGTCTGGGCAAACCATCCGTTATGTTCGCTCCGCTGAACCTTTTTGACGTGAGCTCGCCCCTGACCCTCCATGTACCGCCTAATAAACTCCTCGAGCGGCCCTGTGTCTGACAGAATCTCGGACGGTTTATCGTTATCTTCTGTACGGATAGCAAACAGAGCCAAGGTGTCAACGTCGGGCGTCTTGGCAAACTCGCGCCCGTCAAGGGATCTCCATGGAACATAGGGGTCTCCTGTAGGTTTCTTATGGGACCAAAGCATCCGAAGTCCCGAACCTCCATAGACTGACGCGTCAATCACCTTGTCCCAATCGAAAGGGAAGTCGGCTGCCAGACTCGTCACTATTTTTGTTCTTAAATTCATCGCCTGGGTCCGAGACACGACCAAATCGGGCCAGTGAATATGAACTCCAGACTTGATAAGGCCTTCACCTACAGATCTCGGCCTGGCTCGGGCAATCACGCACTGGGACGGGGTTTCAAGAGCCTTGTGAATTATAGAACAAAATTGAATGAGGTCTTCATCCTTGAGTCTGTCTGGCGCCTTGTAATCCAAATCTACGAAAAACTTGAAAAGTTCCGTCTTTTGTTCGACGACATACAATTTTGTTCCTAAATTGATAGCTTCAATATACTCTCGGTAGAACTCTAGGGTTTCTTCCGGGGGTACGTACAAAATTCCACCCGACATCAAAACATGCGTCCCAGGTCCTTTGGGAACCATCCATCGTTCTATAGACATGAGTATCAAACAAGCAAAGACTTTAAGTTAAAGTTTTTATATGTATATAGTATATGGGATGGATCTATCTTATAAAAAACACTATAAATAATAAATGTTATATAGGTCAAACACGTGCTACAAAAGTTGAAAAACGTTGGATAAATGAAAAATCAAGACCCCATGGCCTTTTGAAACGTGCGTTTGAAAAATATGGATTATCTAATTTTACGTTCGAGGTTATATCAGAAGTTTTAAATGAAGAACTTGACGAACGTGAAAAATTAGAAATTAGTACAAGAAATACCATCGCACCTCATGGGTATAATCTAGAAACTGGAGGTAATTCTAGAAAAAATGTTCATCTAGATACTAGGGAGAAACTACGTCTTTTAAGAACTGGGACGAAAGCGACAGTAGAAACTAGACAAAAGATGAGTGAAAGTAGAACTGGAATGAAGCAAAGTTTAGACACGAAACTTAAACGCGGTAAATCACAAACTGGTGAAAAGAATCACATGTTTGGTAAACCAGGGTCCGGGTCTAAAAAGGTTGGAATGTTCATTGATGATATAATGGTAGAATCATATGATTCTATAAAATCTGCATCGCGATGCAATAACGCATCATCATCCGGTATAAGTTTATGTTGTAATGGGAAGAAGAAAAATTTAGGTGGATATGTATGGAAATTTATATGAATTAAGACTCGTCCTCATCACTCGACGAATCCAATAGCCATGACAAAATGTGCTTGTGTTTCTGCTTTGGTGTTGATTTTTCAGGCGCCTTGAGTTCCTCAACGATCGCCTCTTCCGCGGTTGTCAGAGGTACAGCCTCCTTTGGAGCTTCCTCCTCAGTCGCAGTCGGCTCCTCTGTGGGAGTCTTGGCAGACTCCTCCCGCTCCTCCTCAACCTTTTGAATTTCATAACACAATTTCATCAATGACAATTCCCCTGCGAGTCTCGCCGTCTCCTTCTCAATCTCATCAGGGTCTGTGACGTCACCACGAAGCTTGACGAGAATAGTGGCCAACTCCGTCTTTGAGCGAGTCATCTGAATTTTAGAAGGAAATTAAAAGAGTTTGAACGGCGCGGGTGGGAGAACAGTCCCTGCGGGACTGGGGAGAGGAACCTAAGGTTCCGTCGGACCCCATAAGGTCCTCATTCCCTCAAATTAAAAGGCGTCCAGTGGGTCGTCTCTATCGCCTGAGTGAATTCAGAGTTACCAATGACATGACGCCTAATCATAGGCCAAAGGTTCGGACACTTGCCGATACGGTCGAGTGTTTCAAAACGACACTCGTCATTTTCATCGTAATTTTTGCGAAAAGGAACTTCAGATCCTTCCATTTTCTTCTTTTCTTCTGTGAATCTCCTGATGATATGACGATGTTCCGTAGATGTCATGGGTAGGTTAAACACGTAAACGTGGTAGTGATTCAGAACCTCGACGCCGTCTTCAACGTCCCGAGGTTCAGGGGTATCTGTAGTAAACTTAAAATAGGAGTAGGACCCCCTTTTTAAGTTTATGATCCCGCGTGTTTCTTCTTCGAGTTCCCGAATCGCACACCTGAGTGGATTGTAGACCTCGCGTCGGCGACACCCGCCGGTGACGAACGTCCACTCTCTGTATCGCCTGTCATGGACGATCAAAAAGTGTAGGGCGTCGTTCACTTTACTCATCGGTATCGCGATCGCTTTGTGCCGTTCTCTGGGCCCGACTCGAGGGGGGCTTTCCATCCTCTACTGAAACATCCTGAGCAAAAAATTTAGTGAGATTTCCCGTGCGCGGGTTATACGAAGCCATAAACACAAGACAGGCGATGATCGCCAAAAATATCCAGTGCATTCTAATTTTTGGGAGAGATAAAACTCTCGAATTTTATCCACCGTTCAGTTGGCGTACAAAACACTTCCGAGACCGTTCTGGATACGCAGAATGTTGTAGCCCACTGCGTACAGGTAAGGCGTCGGGTACGCGCTGGTGATGTTGGTGTTGTACAGACCCAGGACGCCGTTGGGCAGGGTCGGAGGCACCACGATGCGGAACGTGTCCAGACGGCTGAAGTTCAGGGTGCCGGTGGGCTGCAGCTTGGACGTGTCCAGGCAGTAGCTGATGATGGCCACGTTCGCCACGCTGTTATTGTGAACGTAGCCGTAGGGCGTGTTGTAGTACTGGGGAACATCGGCCCAGTGGATCAGGGACCGAGAGTCTCCCACATCCACACCGTTCACCTGGGTCTTGAACTGGTAATCGGCCGCCTTCAATGAGCCCACGCCGTTGGCGTAAATCTGGGCGTAATTCACACAAGGGAAGGCCAGGAACTTGACGGGCTGAGCCAGGGCCAGCTCCTGCACTGGGTTGTTGCCAAGGACCACGCGCTGCACCTGGGTGATGAGGATGTCATTCTGGGGAATCTTGGCAAAGTAGTCGCGCTCAGCCTGATCCAGGTACACGAAGTTCGACCAGGCCACGTACTGCAGGGAGCTGTAGGTGGTGCTTGTAACCGCCGTGCCGGTGAAGAAGGAGATGGTGAGGCCTGAGGGGACGGAGACGGAGGCGGACTGGGACGGGTAGCTCACAGTGATGCTTGTGGCACTGTTGACGTTCGACACGTAGACTGGGCCGGTGAAGGGCAGACCAGCCACGTACTGACCGATCTGGACGCCGCCCTGGTTCAGAGGGCTCACGACCTGACCGATGGTCAGGGTTGCCGACGTGGCCGTTGCGGTCACTGCAGTAACCTGCGTCGATGCCACTGGGGCGTACAGGTTGGCCGTCTGGCCCAGACCGAACTGAGACGAGATATTGCTGGCGGCGCTGTTGGCGAAGGAAACAACCACGTTCGAGAAATAGCCCTGGCCAGACACTGGGGTGAAAGCGTTCGAGAAGGACTGGATCACAGCCACGTTGGTTTGCAGATTGCTCGAGGCGGCAACCACCATCATGCCCGGGAACAGGGGGCCGGTCGTCTGCGAAATGAGAACGTTCGCCGTGTTGGACGTGGAAAACACCACATCGGATGTCAGGTTGGCCGTCGCCTGGGGCTGCGCCGTCAGCACGGGGGTGGTCGTGTTGCCGATGGTGATGGTCTGGCTCAGATACGGGGACCAGGTGATGCGCACCTCCACGTCGTGGAACTGCAGACCGATCAGGGGGAGGCACACGGACCAGTCCTTGCAGAAGAAGAACTTCAGAGGCAGGAAAGAGTTCTTCTGGTTATTGAAGGTGGTGCTGTTGTTGTTCAGGTAACGCTGGGAGAAGTTCTGGGCGCCGGTGATGGGCTCGATGTCGGTCATGTACTCGATGTCCTGGGTATCCACAATCTGGCCGCCGATCAGCAGCTCCACCTTGTCGATGATGCGGGTCCAGTCTGGGTTGACCATATGAGCCCCGTTGTTATCACGGACGGACAGATACACATAGCTCAGCAGGTCACCCTTCTTCTCGAAGCGGATCGTGGAGATGCCGTTCGCGATGGGAGTTCCCTGAATAACCTGACGCTCCACGGAGTTGGCG